GTGTGGGGTCCGAACTCTCGCGCGAGACCCCGTGAAAATCGGTGCAAAGGTCCGATGTGTTACTTTGCACCACGGCCGGACGTAGGCCCGAGGCGGATCGATGGGAGCACACACCAAAACGACCCGAGCCACGCGCCAGGCCGCGATCCGGTCGCTAATCGAGGCTAACGCCTGGTCGACAGCAGCAGCCGAGGCCCTGATGGCTGAGTTTCGCTGCAGCCGGCGCACAATCTTCGGCGACTACCGGGCGCTGAAGGAGGGCAAGCTCGCGCCGCCTAAGCTCGTGAAGCTGCCGAAGCCCGGCAAGCGGATCGACCTGAGCTCCGTCGACCTCGAGCAGGTTCACCGCTGGCTGCTCGACCGGCTCTCCGCCGATCTGGCGGCTGGGACGTTCGTCTCGACTGCTCGGGTGAGCGCGTACCGAGAGATCCGCGCTATCGCGACGAACCTGCACGAGCTGCGCTCAGCTCAGCGCCCCGAAGAGGTCGCCGGTTCCCGGGACGAGGTCCGGGCCCGTCTGAGCGACGCCCTCGAGCGCTTGCCGGCTTCGCTGCGTCGTGCCGTCAACTCGTGAGCGCCGAGAGCCTCGAGGAGCTCTCTCAGATCCTGGCGACGGTGGAAGCCCTCGCCGACGCCGTGGAGCTCGACCCGGCCCGCTGGATGGCGTGGCTTCCTGGACAAGCCGCCTTCCTCGCCTGTCCAGCAAGGACCAAGCTCTTCCGAGCGGGGAACCAGAGCCTCGGGAAGACGACGGCGGGACTGTCGGAGGTTCACTTCCGATGCCTGGGTGAGCACCCGTTTCTCGATGTCTGCGAGCCACCGATCGAGGCCTGGGTGCTGTGCGCGTCCTGGTCGCAGTCCCTCGCCATCCAGGCGAAATACCACGCGATCGCGCAGGCTTATCTCATCGAGAGCACCCGCTTTGATCCGGTCAACGGCTACCACGCGAACCGGCCGACAGCTCGGTACCGCAACGGCTCGATCGTCCGGTTCAAAACCACCCAGCAGAGCGGCCTCGACCTCGCGGGGGCGACCATCGACGTGGCCCTCTTCGACGAGCCGCCAGCATCACCGCGCATCTTCGAAGAGGTCCGTAAGCGCCTGCTCAGGGCGAAGGGCGGCGGTGCTCTCCTGCTCTGCCTGACGCCGATCAACGCCCCGACGGACTGGCTCCGGGAGATTGTCGAGGATGGCCAGGTCGAGGACATCCACCGAGCGCTGACGCCCGAGGAGCTCGTGCCCGTCGGAGAGACTGAGCCGCTGTGCCTGCCTGACGGCCGCCCGATGGACGCGGCATGGATCGAGGCTCTCCGACGGAACACGCTCCCCTATGCGGTGCCGGTGGTCGTCGATGGAGAGTGGGAGCAGCGCGTGGTGGGTCGGGTGTTCTCGGCCTGGGACGAGACCCGGATGCTGATGAGCGAGCCCCCGCTGGCGCGGGAGTGGAAGGTCTGCCTGGGCATCGACCATGGCAGCAAGATCGGGAAGGAGGTGGCCCTGCTCATCTACGTGCAGGACAGCGGCGAGCACGACGTGGTCTGGGTGGCTGACGAGTACGTGGGAGTCGAGGGCGGCACCATCTCCGACGACGCCCGGGGCATTCTGGCGATGTTGCAGCGCAACGCGAGCCGGTGGTCGATGCTGGACCATGCCCACGGCGATCGGCTCTACATGCGCGGGACGCTCGACCGGAAGAGCAACCGCGACCTGATGCGGGAGATCGGCCGAGTGCTCGGGGTGCCCTATCGGAGCCTCTCTCCCTGGATCCGCACGGTCAAGCGTGGAGCAGGCCGAGGGCGCGGCTCGGTAGACGCTGGGTGTCGTTACCTCCATCAGGCCATGATTCGCCCGGGGCACTTCTTCGTTCACCCGAGGTGCTCCAAGCTCTCGGAGTCGTTGATGAGATGGGACTACTCCGACAACGAACATAAAGACGCCATCGATGCGTTACGCTACGGCCTGCAGTCCTTCATCTTCCGCGGGGACCGCGGCAAACAGGCCACCACCCAGAGGCTGTACCTGTACTGATGACACCTCGTTACCCCACGACGCCGACGCCGCCCCTACCCTCTGACCCCTACGAGGCCCAGCGCTGGGCGGAGAGCGCCAGGCGCCGCCGACAGCTCGATGGGACGTGGAGGTCTGACCTCGAGCGCCGACTCGGTGAGCAGCTCGGGAGCGTGAGGGCCTCGGCCTGGGGGCCCATCTCGCTGGCGCTTAATCCCTTCGCCTCGATTATCCGCGAGCTCTCGGTGCTGTACGACAACTCGCCCGAGGTGCTCCACGACGACGAGCGCGACGTGCGACTCGCTCAGCTCGTCCAGGAGGCCGGGCTGTGGTCGCTGATGTCCCGGGTCCAGCAGTACACCCTCGGGCAGCGGGAGTGCTTCGTCCGCCTCGACTGCCACGACGGGATCCTGCGCTATCGGCCGGCCTACGTCGACCTCATCCAGGCCCGCGCCCTGCTCGAGCGACCCGACGAGCCCATCGAGCTGCAGGAGTGGCGGCTGCGAACCGACCCGAAGACGCACGCCGACATCTGGACGGTTGACTGCTTCTCCCTGCTCGGCGAGCCCAGCTTCCGCATCTACCGCGGCGACAGCAACCAGGCGAAGCGCGGCGAGGACATGACCGAGGCTTACCTCGGCCGCAGCTACGACGGCGAGGACTACCCCTATCGCTACGGCTCCGGGGAGCCCTTCCTGCCGTATGTGCTCTACCATGCACAGCGGCCAGGAGATCGGCTCTTCGACCCGTACACGCTGAGCGAGCTCTCCGAAGGCTCCCTCGACGCGGCGGTGCTCCATCAGATGCTGATGCACACCTTCCGGGACTGCTCATGGCCACAGCGGTACGTCGTTAACTGCGTGCCCGCCGGGGCCGAGACCCTGACGGAGAGCGGAAACTCGCGGCGCCAGGTCGTGACGGATCCGGCATCTCTGCTCGTGCTCCAGCAGGCCCGAGACAGCGAGGACGCCGGGCAGGCGCTCGTCGGCCAATGGCAGGCCGGCGCGGATGTCGAGAAGCTCGAGGCTACCCTAAGCAACATCGTGGCCCGGCTGGCCCAGGAGGCCGGCGTGCCGCCTTCGGACATCCAGCGCCTGGGAGGCACCGCCCGCTCGGGCGTGGCTATCAGCCTGAGCAACGAGGGCAAGCGAGCAGCCCAGAGGGCCTATCGCTCATCCTTCCGCGCATCTGATGAGCAGCTTCTCGCGAAGAGCGCCAGCTTGGTGAACCTCTACGCCCGAAACCAGGGTCTCGACATCGAGCTCCCGGAGAGCGGCTACCGGGTCGTCTACCCCGAGATCCCGCTGAGCCCCGAAGAGCGCAAGGCCCGGCGCGAGGATGTCTTTGAATTGCTCGACAGGGGGCTCCTGAGCCGCGTCAGCGCTTACGCCCGCCTGAACCCGGGGGTTAGCCGCCGACAGGCTGAGCGGTCCCTGGACGCGATTAACGGGCGTCTCGAGGCAAGCGACGAAGTGCGCGCCGCCCGCGAAGAGGTCGAGGAGCTCATCGCGCACGTCGACGAGCAGGCCGCTGAGCGCCTGCGCCTGGTGCGCTCGGGTCTCGGTCACAGCTTGCGCCTACTCGACGCCGAGCTCGCCGAGGACATCGCCGAGGCTGGCGCGTCCTGATGCCGGTCCAGCGGGGCACCGACGCCCTCGGGCCGTTCTATCGCTGGGGCGAGACGGGCAAGGCCTATCACTTCCTGGCGGGCAGCCCGACCTCTCGGCGCATGGCCCGCCAGAAGGCCGAGCGCCAGGGTGCCGCCATCGAGCGCCGCGTCGGCTTGCGCCTGGTCACCGTCCCGCCGTCCCTGCGTGAGCCGCTGGGAGCGGAGCGCATCACCGTCCGCCGTCTGCGCGACCTGGCGGCATGGTTCGAGCGCCGACCCGCCGAGGAGCACGGCCGCCGCGGTGGCGCTCGTGTCCGGGCCTGGGTGCTACGAGCACTCAGCGAGGCCGACCCCGAGGCCGCTATTAGATTCTTGGAGAGCACATGAGCGACGACCCCACCACCACGCCCACCCCCGCACCGACGCCCACGGCGGCTCCTGCTCAGCAGCAGCTCATCCCCGGCGCCCCGGTTCCTTACGACCGGTTCTCCGAGGTGACCGAGGCCCGACGCCGAGCCGAGGCCGAGGCCGCGGAGCTCTCGGCGAAGCTCGAGGGCCTGAGCACCATCCGCCAGCAGGTCGACCAACTGTCTACCGCGCTGCAGGCGGAGCGGACCGAGCGCCAGACCGTCGAGGTCCTCGCCGGGCATGGCATCGGGAACGCGGAGCTGCGCGACCTCGTCCGATGGCAGTACGAGCGCCTCCCGGCTGAAGGCCGCCCGTCCTTCGGCGATGTCGTGGCCGCCTGGCGAGCAGACCCCGAGCAGACTCCTTACGCGCTCCGGCCTCATCTGCACCCAGCGCCGACCCCCAGCGGCGCACCGCTGCCGCGCAGCGATCAGGGCGTCGTGATGAAGACCGAGGCCAACAAGCCGCTGGATCCGTCTCGGATGAATCTCGACGA